CTTTATCCCATGCCCTGAATTTGTACTCTCTCATTTCTCACTTCCTTCCTTGATGCCTTGCTTGGATTTGTAATTTGGGCAGTCATCTCCACAAAGATTATCATCCTCTGGCTCGCACGGCATTTGAACACACATTATCTCCGGACTATACGGACAGGGTTTATTATATTTCTCATTTTCTAATTTGCAATTCATTTTTCACTTCCTTCCTTTTTGCCGAGACATTTTTGCTTTTTTCTTAATAATTACAGAAGTCAATTTTATTTCAACAAAAGGAATTTCACCCAAGCGATGTTTTAAGGTTCTGGAACACATTGTTTCTCTAATCAAATGGGTTTTAACCCTTCTTAAATTTCCCACGTTTTATCTTTCCTGTTCTTTTCAATAGTTTCCAAAATTTTCCTAACTCTACCAAAGATGAGGTTCCAAAGATATACTCTAATAATTCATTCTTCTTTTCAAGACTGACCATATAATAATCTGCATATTCAGGGAATTTGAAAGGGCCTATTCGAGCTAATATCTCTGCTCTTGTCATCTGTTCGATAAGTTTTAGTATATGCTTTGCTTGAGATTTTTTGATATTATTTGAGGTTATCATATTGACTCGACCATAAAATTTTCCTGTTTACAAAATCAACAAGGAGACAATAGAGGTTTAATACTTGAGACGCAATAGCGAGAAATGGAGTGAAGTGAGCATTAAACATATTGTCTCCTCTAAAGGCTTTCATTCTTCTAAATCCTGTAATGTAATCTCTTTAATCCTTGGTCTCCAAACCATAGCCTTACCTCCTCGTTTTTTCTTTACCTTTCGCCAAGACCATATTTCCAAAGAGGTACCAGGTGTTTTTAACCAATCCATAGTCTCCTGGATTCTCTCCTCGGTTATCTTTTTATAGTGGTCAGACATTCCTCCACTACAGCATTGAACACCTACTACCCCCCGTTCGGGGTCTAAGGCTATAATATCTATAATACCAAACAAATCTTGCCGTATGCCATGTGGTCCTACAAAAGCATTCCATTTTTCAACTATACCACATCTGCGTCCTTGATTTTTTAATTCACGTATCGTTCTTTGTGTGGCCGAACTCATTTCCTTTTTCCTCTTTTCTTTCTTATTATTTTATCCAACCATTTTGTTATCTGTGGAATATAAAAAACCTTGAATAGTTCATTACATAGTTTTCTCAGTGCTTTGGAAGCTTCTTCTCTCTCTCGTAGTTTCTTTTCGGCTTCAAATTTATTCATTATTCTTCTTCTTTTCGTTACGTTTGAATACAGGTGCTTTGTCCCGTAGAGATTTCATTCCTAATTTCTTCATAACCTTGTTCCAACCCTCCTGTGTGATTTCGTCTTCTTGAAGTTTGAACACTTTGGTTACTTTGAAAGGCAACGAGACAAGTCTCATATTTCTCTCAAAAATTCTAAGGCCTTCTTTGGATGTAATAGATTGATATGCTCTTGCTGTTGCTTTCAAATTCTTTGTCAAATACTTGATAGCAGTTTTCTCACCTATTCCTTTCACACCGGGAACACCATCTGTATTACAACCTGCAAGTGCTTTCACCAATTTCCATTCGTGAGGTAGAATTCCATATTTCTCCTTAAATCCTTGTAATGTCAAAATCTTCTTCTTAACAGGATTGTAAGACGAAACTTGAAAATTGATGAGTTGATACAAGTCTTGGTCTGAGGATATTATAATGGCTTTGTCCAGCATAGAAAGATTAAAACAAATAGATGCTATTATATCATCAGCTTCATATCCCTTTTGGACGAAGATATTTTTATAACCGATGGTAGGTAGATATTGCCTTCGAAGCATTTTCATTTGCCATCTAAATTCTTTCTCAAATCTAATTGTATCCTTACCCATATCTTTATATTTGCTTTTTCGATTAGATTTGTAGGCTGGAAAAATATCCTCACGTTTGGAGGTTTTAGAATCCCAACAGAACACTACATATGGAGTGTTGAAGATTACATTTTGAAAGTAAGAAATGCTTTTTAGAAATCCATATATGACACCGGTAGGAGTATTTTCATAGCTTAATCCACCAGTAGAATGCTTTGCTCTATGACAAAGGTAATTGCAATCTAAAATTAACCATTTCTTATTCATCATGATTTTTATTCAAGGCTTTTATTATTAAACTTAAAGTTTCCTCATCCAGATGACATTGGTAGTTTATATTTATTATTCCATTGGCGGGCATATCTATATTTATAGCTACGATGTCGTCAGGCAATTTAATTCCTTGCAATTCCAATTCTTTTATAAATCCATTCCCTTTAATCATCATTTTGATATCTCCTTATTCATATCGTCTTTTTCTTTCCACTTTGCAGGCTTCTTCTATCTCGTTCCAAATATCGGTTACTATATCTCTCAAATCTCTTTCCATTCCCAGGCTTTCTATATGTTGAATAAGTTTTTCCTTAGTACCTTTGAAATCAAATTCAGGTACTATTATCTTATTTCTCTGCATTTTCCAATGCTCTTCCTCTATCAAGTAGCTCACACAGGAACCAATATCATCAATTCCAAACGAATGATAAATAGGAATGGTTAATGTCCTTTCTCTTCCTGTTATTCTATTTTTCTTAATTTGGAGAAGGCATTCAACCCCTAATTGTCTTTTCTTACCCTTAACGATTTTTGATATTTTTCTCTTAACTGAGGACCACAATTCTATGGTTGCATAAAAACGTAATGCATGTCCACCAGAACGACTTTTCCTCTCAAAACCAAATCCTATGTTATCTCGTGTTTGATTTATAATAATTAGAATAGAACCATTATTCTTAAGTGGTTTAAGAAGCCTACGTAAATTGGCTGAATTCTTTTTTGCTTTTCCATCTGTATAAGAGCCAACAGCCTCTTTTCCTTTTCGCAATGCTGCTTTGGTCTTGTCAAACTTATCTGCTTCCTCCCGACTGCTCAAACTATCCATCGAATCCAAAATGTAGATAAACGGTTTACCTTTTTTAATGGCATCATCTATATGAAAATAAAATTCTTCTATAGTTGAAGAATATACCGGACCTCTCTCTGAATTCCAATTAGGAGGTTCCATTCTCTTGAATACAGTTTTACCAAAGAATTTTTTAATATCCATCATAGCCCCTCCCTCACTGTTATCGTAAATGAATCTATAATCATCGAAGTTGGGGTTAATACTGGCTTCTGCCAAACAAGTAAGAGACAGAAAAGTTTTACCGCTTATTGAATCACCAACTATGAAATAATACCCACCTTTGGCAAAGCCGTGATAAGGTTTTCCAGTACAAGCCAAATTTAGAAGTGTGCTGCCCGTACTGAGAAATATCAATTTCTTTTCCTTCTTTTTTTTCTTCAATGCTTTTTCAATATCGTTTGTTTGCATTTTCTCTTATTTCTATAAAAGACTGACGGGCAGGATTTGGAACCTTCTCCCGCAACCGTCAGTCTATTCAGCCTCCGTGCCTATTGTTTCTTCTTCCTTCTTGAAGAAGAAGATTTTTTAGTTGTTTTCTTCTTGGTTGCTCCTTTTTTCTTCTTCGATTTCTTTGGTGGTTCCTCTTCGTCTTCTTCCTCGTCTTCAAAATCTTCTTCGTCTTCAAAATCCTCATTTACTTCTTCTTCGTCTTCGTTCTCATCTTCCTCGTCTTCAAAATCCTCATCTTCGTTCTCATCTTCAAAATCCTCGTCCTCGTTATCCTCCTCCTCTTGTCGTTTCCCTTTCTTTTTAGATTTCGATTTCTTAGACCTTGATTTTTTCTCATCTTCCTCGTCTTCGTTCTCATCTTCTTCAGTTTGGAGAAGTATTTTTTTCAATTCATCGTAAGGAGTAATTCTAAGTAATTCATCCAAACAATAAACCTCCTCCAAAATGTCTTCGTCGTAATCTTCTCTGCTCTTGAAGTCGATTGAATCAACCGCATAAAAAGCTCGTCCAGCGAAATGGTTTTCTTCTATGCCAAGTTTCAAAGTAAAACCATTCTCCAATTGGCTAAAATCTCCATAGTTGTCATCTTCATCCTCATTGCGAATACGAGCATCTAATGCTTTGCCAAACAACCACCAAGCCATACTCCACAGTTGTACACCTTTGTCTTTGTCGCGTGTGTCAATCACATTGAATAATTGTCTCTCACTTGGAGCCAAACTTTTGATAAGGTTCTCATCTGCATCAGGATTATTTGTTAATTTTGCTCTGAATTCACAAACAGGACATTTCTTACCTAATGTTTTTCGAAGACAGATATAGGAATTGTTATCTGCTCCTATACCCTTATGGACAAAATAGGTTCTTTCATAATGAAGTTCACCTTCGTCTGCCCACGGATTGCCTTTTCCTACACGATAGGGAAGGATATCTAACCGAACCGCTTTGTCGCTTTTCAACTTGAAAAGATTTGTCCCTTCTGGTAACTCCAAAGATGTCATTTCAAATCCGGCCTTATGCTGCTCTGCTCTTTTTCTTGCTGTGTTGGCTGTACTTCTTTTCTCTTTTTTTCTTTTCCTTTTCTTTGACATTCTAAATCTCCTTTTTACAAAATTGTTATTACTTTTTACATTCCTTTTCCATAAATTCTTTTGCCTTGAAAAAAGCAACCGTCCCAAATTTCACACAGAAATAGACGACCACAGGCAATGTAAAAACGATAATCAAGGTCCAAAGTATCTCTCTCATTCTTTGTTCCTCTTCCTCTTCTTACCGGCCAATCTTGCTGCTCCTTTCTCTATGTTATCTATAGCTTCTATTGAACGTTCATCTATAGGTTTTGGAACAGCAAAATAATTTTGCCCGTGTAGACTGACTAATCGTTCCAATGCACTTTTGCGATGGTCCAAAGCCGAAACAGCCGCTTGTAGTATATCTACTCTATGCTTCTTTATTCTACAAGTTTTCAAAGCATCTTGGTATTTGGGTTGTTGAAGAACCGTATTTGATATTAGTGTTTCAGTTATCTTTTCGGGCAGGCCAAAAGATGTGGGGTTGTCCCGAAGGGCTCTATCTCCTGCTGCTCTAAGTACGTCTGTTTCGGCCCTAACTTCTTCCAATCTTCTCTTTGCATCTGCTAATTCAGCAGCATACTTGAAGAAAATCTTAGGTTGATTTATCCATTCTTCATCAAGTCGATTTATATCAATATCAAAAAAATCAAATTCTATTGTTCTGTCTTTCTTTGCCATATCAATTCCTTTCATATTATATTACCGTCCTATACTATATTATCGCCATTTTTACTGATTTTTTGAAATAATTCTCAAAAACAGCCACATTCTGTTGTTTCTCACGTATAACTGACCTTGTCTCGTTAGCTCTCTTGCAATAACTCGCTTGTACCTATATCAAAGTACCCTTGTTCAAAAAATCTTACCTTAATCGCTGTATTTCGCTTATCTCCACAGATTCCTATATTAAAGATTTTGGTCTTCTTTTCTCTCTTTCTATTCTTATCCGTGCTGTCTTGCAGTATTCTTTAT